AAAATGTGGAAAGCACAATATGAGAATGAAGGTGCGTTGAAATGGTTTCTTTGCTATTGTTTCAATGAGAATGAGAAGACGAATGAGATAGACATTGCATATCGTGAAATTTTGATAATTGACTAATAACAATAAAGAAAGGAACTAACTATGGGATTTACAACACCATGTTTTATTAGAAAAAATACGGAGGAACTCCGTAAGAAGTTAGAAGATATAGGGTATAAAAACGCAGGTTCCTCAAATCATCACGATATAATATATACAGATACTGAACATGGAGTATATTTCACAACGTTCGCATCCAATATTACAGATGATGAGGTTGGGTATGATTGCAAATATAATAGAACCCTGTTCCTTGCTATTGCCGCACTGAGAGATGATACTGATAACAACCAAATGTTTATCAACGACAAAGGAGATTGGGGTATATATAATGATTCAGTCGAAGAGTTTACACAACGTCTTAAAGAAATGGGATACGACGGTCCCTTTGAATATAGAGAGGAGGAAATATGAAGAATATTAAAGATTTAACAATCAAAGTAACTTATCGAGTTGGACTTGGAAATGTTGAAGTCCCTGACGAAGTTTATAATGAATTAGCTAAAGCCTATGATGAAGGTGGTGATGTACCTGAATGGGATGATGAGCTTGAAAACGCAAAAGAATGGCTTAGTGATAATATTCGAGAAGCGGATGCAATGGAATGGGAATATGAGATTGATGATTTTCAAGATGAATAATTTATGAAACAGGTATTATCAATTTTGCAAATGAAGCACTTGCAGGAACTTGGATTGGACACAAGTATGTGTTATTGCTGTTTTTATGGCAATATAGAGGAAGAATGGGAACTTGAAATATATGAAGATGTAATTAATCAAAAAAGAGATAGTACATTTTGGGAGATAGTCCCTACTTACGACTTGCAAGACATTCTCAACAAACTGCCACATTATCTAAACCCAATGCCATATGAGCAGATTCTATTTTCATGGATGATTGAAAGGGATACCATAGCATATCGTAACGTAGAGGATGTTAATGATTGTATCAAGCATTTTACTGACAGTTCATTGATTGACGCAGTTTATGAAATGCTTTGTTGGTGCATTGAACACGGATATATTAAAGAATTAAAAAACGATAAATAATTTATGAAACAGACATTAGAAGAAGCCGCTAAACAAGGAGCTGAAGGATATAATATAGTTGGACAAGTTATTTATAAGTCCGGATTTAAAGCTGGCGCAAAATGGGAGAAAGAACAAGCAATTGAAATCCTTTCCTCCGTTTTAGAGAATTGGGTACATGGCGGTGATGCAGAC